TGCACCTCGTACGTCTAACGTTGATTGAGGACTCGTCGTTCCAATCCCGACACGACCACCGTTAGTTCCTTCTGCATAAAGTAAAGTAAACGCAGTGGTGTTCTGCATTACGTTTAATTTAATGCCTACATCTCTATTTACTCCACCCTCTTCAGTTACAAATTCAATACTCGCTGCATCTGCAGATCCTGCTTTATAGGTTATTTTTTGAGACGATCCGGTTGTATCAGCTCCGCCAAGAGTTAATAAAGAGCTAGGACTCGTCGTGCCGACACCCACATTACCGCTATTATCAATCGAAATACCACCATCAGTTGTGGTCAGGTTTTCAATTCTATTAGTTTTAAGTGTACTCATTATGCTGCCTCCAATGCTGCGACTTTGGCTTTTAAAGTATCAATTTCTACTTTTTGCTGCTGCACTACTTTAAGTAAAGGAGCAACAAGTCGGTCGTAATGTACACCTGCCAACTCGCCTTCATTATTGTAGAAACAGAAATCAGTGTTAACTTCCTCTACTTCTTCAGCAACAAGACCATACTGTGTACCGCCGTCAGCTTCTTCACCCCAATTAAGTGTTCCATCTTCATTTTCAGTCTTGGTCCTCCAGTTAAATGTTACTGGATTTAGATCAAACAACCATGAAGTGTCTGTTAGTGAAGAGATGTTTGTTTTTGCTGCACGGATAGAAGTTGTAGTACACAAGTTACCATTCGGTTCAATCGAGACATTAACTAAGTTACTACCAGCAACACCAACAACGTTTGGCATGCGGATTCGACCAGTAGAAGTGATGCGCATCCGCTCCGTCGCTGCGGTATAAAACCGCATTGCATCAGTGGAATGTAAATAGTCAATTTGTCCGCGATAACCACCATCGCCACTGCCAGTTGAATCGGCAAAGAGTAAACCGCCAACGCCAGTTGTCGAGTTTACAATCGATAGATATGTTGAAGTTCGGTCTGTTTTGCCGACTTGTAAAAGCCGGTCGCCAAGAGCAGAACTTGTACCCGATCCGATTAGAAGATTGCCCGAGCTGTCAATGCGCATCCGCTCAAAGCCATCAACTGTGAAAATAGTGTTTGTTGATGCGCTGGTATTATCTGGATCAGATTCAATGTAAAGATCACCAGAAAAAGGTGAAATCATGTGGCGCGGACCACTTGTTACCTTGAGGCGGATTGAAGGACTGCTGCCTTCAATGTGAAGCATATTGCTAGGCGACGTTGTTCCAATCCCAACATTCCCAGAGCTATCCTCAACCATACTGGAATAATCAAGCGTTCCAGCAGTTCCACTGTTCTTTAAAAATTGATTTGCACTACCTGCATCAGTAGGTAGCGTAAGTGTAATGTCAGTCCCTGTTGGACTGGTGTCAGCGGGAGCTGTAAGACTAACGCTCCCGTCTGTTGATCCTTTTAATTTAATAGTCATTATGCAGTTTCGAGAGCGGTAATACGTGCTGTCAAGTCAGCGTTTTGGGTTTCTAATGTTTCGATCTTGGCGATTGCTTCTTGCAGTGCAGCGGTTAGCAAAGGCACAAGCTTGCTTTGATCAATCCCTTGGTAGACGGGATCACCGTTTTCATCAACTTCGTTATGTGTACCAGTAATTGCTTCTGGTACAACAGCTTGAGCTTCGTGTGCGAGAAAACCGTCAACCGTCGTCTCAGCGTCAGCAATAAAGTTAAAACGTTTGGGTGCAAGTTGCTTGACGCGAGTAATCCCATCAGCAATGTTAACAACGTTTTCTTTTAAGCGATAGTCAGAAGTGGTGTTGTATTGAACAGCTGAAGCAGAAACGCTAATGTTTCCTTTAGTACTGTCATTGCTTTTAATTTCAATGACGCTGCCAGTAGAACCTTCTCTATTAAAAATACCAGGAAAACTATCACTCCTAGTTGCTGTAAATAGACCGCCAGCTCCCAAAGCGATACCGTCAGTACCAGTAGAAGCAGTGGTTTTTCCTACCAAAACGTTGCCCGAGCTGTCGATTCGCATCCGCTCGGTATTAGCGGTTGCAAATGCCATGACGTTTCCGTCAAACAATTTTAAATAGCAATGAGGCACATTGTCATCGCCTCCATTGTTTAAAATTAAATCGCCAGCAGTATTGGTAATCCAAGCTTCACGGGTATCCGTACCATCTTTCAGACGAATACTTGGAGTTGTATTAGCATCGCTGTCGCCTTTGATAACAAGCAATGCGTCCATACTTGTTTCACCGATGCCAACTCGCCCCGAGCTGTCGATGCTCATCCGCGTTGTCCCGTCGTTCGTAAAGAAAGACAGGGCATTTGTTGAGTGGCTGTAATTCATTCCACCGGCATACTGTGCGCTGCCAGAAGTACCATCAGCAAAGTAAAGATTGCTCAAATTAGAAGTGCCGGAATAAATAGTAATTCCGCTATCTCCTGACCCAGATCCGACAACTAAATCATCAGCTCCAGCGTCAAAATTGCCCGGCGTAGTAGTTGCAATGCCCACACGACCCGAGCTATCAACCGTAGCCCTAGCAGTACCACCAGTTACCAGATTCAGTTCATCAGTACCAACTTGCAAACCAGTATCCGTATCGTCCCCAGTAAACCCAGGGTTTGCGACTGAATTGTCGCCATTAATTTTAATAGCCATAATTAAACAATAGTCCAGTTAGATCCAGAAGGTACGGTGACAGTTACACCGGAGTTGACCGTGATCGGTCCAGCAGTAAGTACGTTTTTACCAGTGCTAATCGTGTAGTCAGTAGTAATGGTATTGTCATGTTCAATAGCCCACTGATCACTACCACCACCAGTTGCACCTCCACCAACACTTGCCCATGAAGTACCGTTATAGCCTTCAAACTGACTTACAGTGCTGTTAAAGCGGATGTAACCAGCAGACGGTGAACCATCGCGCTGTGCTGTAGTACCAGTAGGCAGCTCGGCAGAACCCGTAGCAGAAGTACGGACAACACGATTACCAATAGCAGTATCTTGTGTTGAGTTAGCAGTGTCTACATAGGTTTTAGTAGCTGCATCTTGTGCGTCAGTTGGATCACCAACACCCGTAACCTTGTTAGTACCCATAGCCAGGTTACCTGACATGGTGTCACCAGTAACGGCTACATAATTAGTGTTAGTAGAATTAGTATCAACGTAGTTCTTAGTAGCAGCATCGCTGTCAGCAGTAGGTGTACCAACGTTAGTAATTTTGTTGGTTTGGGCGTCAAGCTCACCACCAAGCTGTGGTGTGGTGTCATCAACAACAGCTTTAATATACCTAGACTCACTATCGTTAGCAAAATAGTTCATCCAAGCCCAGGTCGTATTTGTACCGTCGTAACGAAGACGAACAGTAAGACCAGAGGCTCCTGTAAAACCAGTAGGAAGACCACTAAGGGGTGTGAAATTCTCAATACCTGTAGAGTCACCAATTTCGATGTAATCGTTGTCTGAGGGGCTTCCAGGGATAGACGATACGTTTGAAATTAGGTCAAACAAAACAGCATTAGACACAGCAGCAGATGCTGCGTTAGCTGTAGTAACTGCATTACTAGCATTAGTAGAGGCAGTATTAGCAGTAGAGATTGCAGTGTTTGCTTTCGAAATAGCAGACGTAAATCCACCATTACCGTCATCTTCACGGCTATTATTTAGTGCGGTCGTTGCATTTGTAGATGCAGTGTTAGCAGTAGATTCTGCTGAGTTAGCGGTGGTGACAGCATTACTAGCATTAGTCGATGCTGTATTAGCAGTACTAACTGCATTAGAAGCATTCGTAGAAGCTGTATTAGCCGTATTTACCGCATTAGTAGCATTCGTAGATGCTGTGTTTGCCGTAGATACAGCAGCAGCAGCGTTAGTGCTTGCAGTGTTTGCCGTAGACACAGCAGAGTCCGCTGCAGTCTTTGCAGCATTAGCAGTAGTATTTGCTGTAGCAACGTCAAAATCAGTCTCTTGAACAGCAAAGTTGTTCTGAGTAAAGTTGTCGTTCAAATCCTCAGCTTTGATAGCAGAACCGGGGAAGAACGTTGCTTTCAGGGAATCGACATCCGTATCCCGATAGATACGAATGGCGACCCCGTTAGCAGGTGCAGTAGTGAAACTAAGGGTGGTAGCGTTGGCGAAAGTAAATGCAGTTGTAGCAGTACCGTCAAGGGAGGCTTTAACGTCAGCTTGCTTGATATATTGAAATGTAAAAGAGAAGTTCGTTGTAGAACCATCTCCTGTAAAAGTATTCTGAGTAATTGCCATTACGCGTTACCGGTATTGGGAGAATTGTTTAATCTGTTGTTGTTTAGAGAGTTGTTGTTTACGTTGTTGTGTAATACCAAAGGCACCTTCAATATCACCTTCACTCATTGCAGCATCCACAGCTTGCTGTGTGTAGATACCTGCAGCGAGGTCTGCATACCTAGCATCAGCCAACAGGCGTGCTTCGGCACGTTTCTTAGATTCACGAATAAGGTTGTTGATAGCCTTGTGAACAGGAGTGAGTTGTACGTTGTACTCGATGGG